AAATGAACAATGATGAATATTTAAGTGTTGTTCCTTTTGCTAAAAAGCTTTTAGGAAATGCCCAATATGAAAGATTAAAAAAATTCTGCAGAGATAAAAAAACAGGTAGAGTTCTTACAAGCAAAATGCAAGAAAACATCATGGACATTTTTAATTCAAATAAAACAGTAAAAAACTAGTGATCCTCGCCAACATGATAAAAACAGATGAGGATGCTTTAATTTGTGATTTAGCAGAAACTTATCAAATATATGATTATAAGTCGCTTCCAGCATATATGGTTGCGACTTTTTCAGTTGGTTTGAGGGAAAATTCAAGAATAAAAATGAAGTTGAGCAATCAAAAGGTTCCTTTTGGAGAATTGCTTTTATCAATGATTTCAGATGAATTGACAAGATTGATTTGGATGAAAACAGAAGATGGTGTAAAAGGCATCAATCCTCCTAAATCGATAGTATCACTTATTTTAAACAATGGAGAAGAAAATACTGTCAATGATGGTTTTCAAACTGTTGAAGAATATGAAAAAGCAAGATTAGAGATTATAAGGGAAGGAGGATAATATGGCAACCAATTTAGCAAAAGCATATGTTCAAATTGTTCCCTCTGCTGAAGGAATGAAGGGCATGATTGAACAGGTCATGGGGAAAGACCTTGAAGAAGCAGGAGAAAAAGCGGGAAATTCAATTGCTTCAAAAATAAAGAATATCATTGTTGCTGCTGGAATTGGAAAAGTTGTATCTCAGGCTTTTACTGAAGGTGGTGCTTTAGAACAATCTTTAGGTGGGATTGAAACGTTGTATAAGGAAAACGCTGATAAAATGAAAGCTTATGCAAAAGAAGCCTATAAAACATCAGGTGTCAGTGCAAATGCTTATATGGAAAATGTTACTTCATTTTCAGCGTCTTTGATTTCAAGTTTAAAAGGCGATACAAGTAAGGCGGCCGACATAGCTAACCGAGCTATGCAGGATATGTCTGATAATTCCAATAAATTTGGTACCAATATACAAGATATTCAAAATGCATATCAAGGTTTTGCAAAGCAAAACTATACCATGCTTGATAACTTGAAGCTTGGATACGGTGGAACAAAAGAAGAAATGCAACGACTTCTTAAAGATGCTCAAAAGTTGAGTGGTCAAAAGTATGATATTAGTAATCTAGCGGATGTTTATACAGCTATAGGAGTTATACAAGATAACTTAGACATTACAGGAACAACCGCCAAAGAAGCAGCTACTACGTTTAGTGGTTCATTTGCTTCAATGAAAGCTGCAGCACAAGATTTTTTAGGAAATGTTGCTATTGGAGGGGATGTTACAGGTGCCTTATCCAATTTGATTACTACAGCTTCTACATTTCTTTTTGATAATGCTGTCCCAATGGCATTAAACATTGTTCAGGGATTTGCTACTGCATTGATATCAGCAACACCTATTCTATTTCAAAAAGGTTATGATCTTTTGAATAGTTTGGTAACAGGCTTTGTACAAAACGTTCCTGTTGTACTTCCTCAAATATTACAGTTTGTACAGGATATAGGAACAAATCTTGCACAAAAAGCACCTGAGATGATTTCTAAGGGGTTTGATTTATTAAGCCGATTGTTAGATGGGATCATTTCAGCAATACCAATACTTGTAGAATATGTTCCTAATATCATAACGACATTTGCAAACATCATTAATGATAATTTCCCTACAATTTTACAAAAAGGTGCAGAATTGATTTGGCAATTAGTACAGGGATTGATTGGTGCAATTCCAACAATCGTGGCTAATATTCCTCAAATAATCCAAGCTATCGTTTCAGCGTTTATGGCGTTTCAATGGCTTAATTTAGGAAAAAATATTATTAAAAATGTTGGTGATGGTATTAAGGGAATGCTCTCTTGGATAAAAGAATGTGGAAAAGCAATTGTTGATGGTATTAAACATTCCTTTTCTGAAAGTACAAATGTTGGTGTTAACCTTGTTAAAGGTCTATGGAATGGTATTAATTCTGTAAAAGATTGGATTTTAGGAAAAATCAAGGGATTTGGAGATGCTGTTTTAAATGGATTGAAATCTTTCTTTGGAATTCATTCACCTTCAAAAGTCATGGCTGATGAAGTTGGTAAATATCTTCCTCAAGGTATTGCAGTTGGGATTGAAGCAAATGCTAAAGATGTATATGATGCAATGAACGGTATTTCAAAACAAACATTGGATTTAGCAAGTGAAGGCTTTGATACTGAACAAAATAAATCAAATTCAAATAATGATGTAAATTATCTATTAGAAATCATTATTAAATTATTGAAGGTAATTGCTGATAAAGGTGATACAGGTAATGATTTTAGTGATAGAGATTTCATTCGTATGTTGAAAAGTTTGGGGGTTGTATTTTCATGAGAGTAAGATATATAAATTCTCAAAATTATAGTGTTGACTTTGTAGATGCAAATATTCTTCCAACAAGTGGCTATCTTCATCAAAGAAAATGGAATACTACAATTGAAAATGACAGTGTTAGTTTAAGTATAGGTAATTATACTTATACAATTACTTTAACATTGAGAGGAAGTCTAAAAGAAAGAAAAGAAACATTGGATAAAATGTGCGACATATTTGAACTTGATTGTATTAATGAAACACCAGGAACTTTGTACTTTGGAGATTATTATATTAAATGCTATATTGTTTCATCAAACACTAGCATTGCTAATATTAATACAAGGACCAATGTAGAACTTGGTATTTTCTGTATCAAACAGGAATGGATAAAAGAGAAGAAATACAATTTGGTTATGTATGATGATAAAAGCAATCAGACAGGTATAAAGAAATATACGTATCGATATCCGTTTTTATATTCCAATCAAAAGGGTGCTGTTCAAGCTGTCAATGATTCATTAGCTGATGCTGATTTTATCATGAGATTTTATGGACCATGTGCGAATCCATATATAAAAGTAGGCAATATTTTATATCAAGTTAACACATCATTGATGGCTGGTGAGTATTTAGAAATAAATTCTACTAATAATACTATTTTTGGTGTTTCAGTTTATGGTGAAAAAAGAAATCTCTTTAATTATAGAGATATGTCTAGAAGCGACTTTTTTACAAAAATACCTAGTGGTTCAAATGTTGTAGGATGGGATGGAACTTTTAAAGCCGAATTGATTATTCTTGATAAGAGAACAGAACCGAGGTGGCTTTAATGAAATTCATATATACAAATGACAAATATGAAGAACTGGGTGTATTAAAAAATTCATCAATTGATTTTGAGATTGGGAAGTATGACGTCGCATCAAATGATTATCAAATGTCTATCTCAATAGGATCATGGAACAGAGAATTTGATAAAGGTTCTCTTTTTTATTGTCAAGAATGTGAATTTGGTGGAATCTTAGATGGTAAAAAAGTAGATACTTCTAAAAACTCAATTACATTTAAAGGCAAGACATTTAGAGGACTTCTTGAAAAAGAATATGTTCAGCCCCCTGATGGACAAGCCTATTATGTCGCAAATGGAGAAGCCAATCAGGTCATTGATAATCTTATTCATGGAAAATTTAATGATCTTTTTGTTGTCGACAATGTAGGATTAAGTGATATTGGTGTTAATTATCAAATAAGGGATTTGAATTTATTAGATGCACTTGAAAAAATGTTACTTAAGGCGGATATCCCTTCAAAACTAGAAATTACGTTTTATGATAAAAAGGTGCATTTACAAGCTGTTCCCATTGTTGATTTATCAGAATTATTAAGATATGACAATTCTTATGGCATTTCCATGATCTCTGAAAAAGCAATAAGCAAGTATAACCATATCGTTGCACTTGGAAAGGGTGAATTGACCGAAAGAATAAGAGTCAATTTATTTTTGCAAGATGATGGAACATGGAATACAAGTGAAAATGCAAAGTATGCAGGATTGAAAAGGAAAACATATCTTTATGATAATTCAAACGAAGAAGATGAATCAAAATTAATAGAAAGTTCTATTGAAGCGACGGAAAAAGCGAATGGCACGGATAATCTTAACATTAACTTTACAACGGATGAAGCTTCTTTGTTTGATTATGTTGGTTCCAAAGAAGAAATAACGGGAATAGAATTTAAAGAACAAATTACAAAAAAAGTTTTAAAGGTAACTATATCTGGTATTATTTCGCATTGCAAATTTGAATATAAGGTAGGTGATTAGATGTGCTAGAAAATATAACATTGAATGAGTCAAATGTTACAGCAAGTATTGATGCTTACATACACCATTGTTTGTTTGGGTACAATGGTGTTTTTAAATGTGGCCAACAGTTGAAGTGTGAAATCATAAACAATAATCTTGTAAAAATCTATGATGGCTTGTTTATTAATCAAGGAAGATTCTATAGGATTGCACCAGGTTCTTATGAAGAAATAAAATTAGAAAATGGTGTTGTTGGTCAAAAAAGATATGATCTAATCGTGTCTCATTTTGAAACAGATGGTGTCAATGAAAAGCATGAAATAAAAGTTATCAGTGGAGAAGGTGAAACTATTCCACAGTATACAAATAGTGATACATTCAATGGAGGTACAGTTAGTGAGATGCCTTTATATCTTGTAGAAATTGATGGAATAAGTATTAAAAGTGTTAAAAGTCAATTTGATATCATTCCTAATTTGCAAGAACTTATTGACAAAATGGTTATGTATAAAGAATAGAGGTGATGATTTTGATTGTTGCTGAAATTATTCAAAAAGGATTGACTATATCCAGCAGTACTAGTGATATTCCATATCAATATAGTGGAAACATTCAAATGCAATTCATCAAGGATGAAGGCTATGATAATTTTAGTGTTATAGGTTTTTATAGAACAAATTATTTTGAAAAAACTCAGTTGTTGGAAATTGATGAAAATGGAGTGTTTTCATTAAATAAAGATGCATTTCAAAAAGATGGATTATTGAATTTATCTTTTCTGTTAGTTAGTGAATTAAAGGAGGTACATCTTGGTGTCGTATCTTTTATTGTTAGATCTACGATAGGAAATGGCAATGATATTCTTCCAGAAGAACGTACAGAATGGATAAAGATTGTTCGTAGTGAGGTTGACGGTTATTTAAAGTCAATTGATTTAGATGACAAGTTTGATATTATGCAAGATAAAGACTTGGAAAACATATGGAATGAAATTTTTAATTAAATAAATTTATAGAAAGAAAGAGGAAAAAAATATTATGAGTTTTGTAACTGATTCAATTTTAAAAACAGCTCTAGGAAAAATTAAAGCATGGGGCGAAGGAAAATTTGTAGCACAAGAAACCGGAAAAGGTTTATCTACAAATGATTATACAACAGCAGAAAAAACTAAATTGAGTGGTATTGCTGAAGGTGCCAATAAATATGTGCATCCATCATATACAGCTCAAAAATCAGGTTTATATAAAGTAACTGTAGATGCTGCAGGTCACGTTAGTGGTGCTACTGCTGTTGCTAAAGCCGATATTACAGGATTAGGAATCCCAGCTCAAGATACAACTTATTCTAACATAGCACCTGCTACTGCAAGTGCTGCAGGTAAATCTGGTTTAGTTCCTGCTCCAGCTGCAGGAAAACAAGCATCATTCTTACGTGGTGATGGTACATGGGTAGTACCTGAAAACACTACTTATGCAGATGCAACAACATCTACACATGGTTTAATGTCTGTTAATGATAAAAAGAAATTAGATGCCATTGCTTCAGGTGCTCAAGTTAATAAAATTGAAACTGTAAAAGTAAATGGTACAGCTTTAACTCCTGATTCATCGAAAGCTGTAAATGTAGATTTATCTGCTTATGCTAAATCTGATGCTGTAAATAGTCAAATTGCTACTGCAGTATCTGGAATTACTCAAATTGATTATACTGTTGTTGATTCATTGCCATCAACAGGTAAAAAAAGTGTTATTTATTTAGTTGCTAACAGTGGAACTGGAACTAATATCTATGATGAATACATCTATATCAATTCGAAATTTGAAAAATTAGGTTCAAGAGAAATGGATCTAAGCTCTTATGCTAAAAAGACAGATATCCCAACAAAAGTATCATCATTGACAAATGATTCAGGATATCAAAATTCAACTCAAGTCAATAGTTTAATTGATGCTAAATTAGTAGCAATGACTGATACTGAATTAAATACAATGTGGACTGAA